TCTAGGTCTTTTAATATCTAAGAATATAAAAGGATAAGTTAGACAACCTTCTTTCATCATAATAGTTTCTTCACCTGCTGAAACAATCATAGGATTGAAACAAGTCATTTTTAAACCCTTTTCAATTGATGGATGACCACCTATTACAAACATATTAAAAGGTAAACCAACTTGATTGGCAGATAAACCTATACCACCATATTTTGTCATTGCCTCAAACATAGCGTTTGATAGTTCTTGTCTATCTTTTATATCTTCATCTTTTAACATATCATCAACAAATGGCGCTATTGCATTGTTAACTCTAGGGTCATTAGGTGGTATTAATTTTAGTTCTTTCATGTTACCTCTCGTAATTAATATTAATGTTTACTCTTAATCTTTCATCTGTTTGAGTAACACTTCTATGTTTTATTTTGCCATTGAAGATAATAGCAGAATTTTCTATTGATTGAAATTTTTTACCATCTTCAAATTCTGTATACCCATTATTTGTATTCATGCCTAATAAACAAACCTCATGTTGTTTTTTAAAATCAGTATGTAGTTCATGTTTAATTGGTGTATCATTTCTAGTATAACCATTTACTTTTGCTCTAATAAGTTTATCTTCTTTTACTTTTAGTTTATCTAATATTGGTAATACAATTAGTTTATAATAATCACTATTAGGTTTATCATAATATAATATATGTGCAAATACAAAGTCTTTTTCACCCTCGTATGCCACACTATTATGAAAATACCATGGAAAATCATTTGAAAATAAATGTGTCTGCATATCTTTAAAGTATTTTTTTTCTAAAAAAGATGTTTGTATCATGTTTGTTGTAATCTAGTAAAGTTCTTATATTTTTCATACTTAATAATATTAGTAAACTTATCAAAAAGTATATCGCCTTTGTGTGATATTATAAAAATGTTTTCTTTTTCAAAGGCCTTAATTATTTTAAAGAAATCATCCATACCTTGACCATCTAAACTACTATCAAATATTTCATCTAACATTAATAAGTTGGTGTTTGTACTATTTTTCATCTTAGCTATTTGTCGCCAAGTAAATAGTAAGGCCAAGTCTATTCTCATTTTCTCACCCTCACTAAAACTATTATAATTAAAAGTATCTCTAAATCTACTTTTTATTGTTTCGTTAAATTCTTCATCTAAATTAAAGTTTACATAAAAGTCCATAGATTGTAGATGTTGATTGATTAATTGATTCATAATAGGTAGATACTTTTTAATAATTTGTGCTTTAGCACCTTTGTCATTTAGTATTTCTCTTAATACATCAACATATTTCTTTTGTTCAGTTACTTTATCTAATTCTTCTTCAGCGACCTTTAATTGACCTTGCATATTTTCTAAGTCAATCTTAATACTTTCTATATCATTATTTTGTGCCATAGATATATCTTGGTGTATTTGGTCACTATGTTTTTTTAGATTTTCTAGTGAAGTGTTTATCTTTGCTATCTCTACATTCATGTCCTGTATCTTGTTTGAAATCTTGCCAAACTCTACTACCTTTTCTTCCTGTTTCGTTAGCTCTTCTACGAGCTCTGACAAGCCTGTGGAAAGTTTCGAAATGGTTGCGTGTTCGTGTTTGCATTTTTCTTCCTTAAATTGTTTATCTATGGGTTGTGTACAGGTAGGACAATTATCGTTTTGTTGAAAAAACTCTAATGTTTTTTTATGTGTAGATAAGTTTGTTTCAATCTTTGTTTCTAGTTTTTGTAGTTTGCTGTATTGCATATCTACTTTTAACTTGTCTTTTACTCTTTCTTTTTGCACGGCTATTGATTCATTTAATTCTTGTATCTTTTTTTCATAATTGTGTGAATCTGTGCTGTTTTTATCAAGCAATTTTTGTCTATGCGTCTGGAAGTCTGTACCTTGGTCTTCCAAAGACTTTAGATGTTTTGCTTCAGTTTCATACTTGGTCTTTATTAACTCCGCTTGGTGGCGCACCTCCGTGAGATTTTTTTGTAAATCACTTTGTTGGGAACGCAATATTAAGTCCATAAGGCCAAAAACTCTAATATCTAAAATTTCTTCAACAACTTCTCGTCTATATCTTGGTTTCATTTTCATAAAAGGCTCATACGCTGAAGAACCTAGTATTACTACCTGAATAAATGACCTATAATTTAATTTCATTATATTTTGTTCTAGGTATTTTTGATAGTCTATGCTACTTGCGTCTTGATTTAATAACTTGTCATTTTGATATATTTCAAATATATTTGGTTTTATGCCTCGTCTTATCATATATTCATTTGTACCTACATCAAACTCTACCTCTACTAAGGAATCACCTTGATTAATTGTATTTACCATTTGGTCTTTTTTAATTATTCTAAATGGTTTATTAAATAAGGCATAACACAATGCGTCTAATAATGTTGATTTTCCACTACCATTATTTCCTACTATTAAGGTTGTATGTGATTTATTTAATTCTACTTCAATTGGCGTGTTGCCGGTAGATAAAAAGTTTTTATATCTTATTCTTTTAAAAGAAATCATTTGGTAATTGTTTTCTGTTTAATACTTCAAGGTTACCTGATACGCTAACTCTTGTACATTTTGATTTATAAGGAACAACCCAATGTTGCAATAGTGCTGGAAAAATAAGCATATCGCCTGTACTAGGTCTAAATGATTGGCCTGTTTGTGCCCATTTTGGTTTTGCCTGTTGTGTAAATTCAAACATAAGACTACCAGGTACAGCAGATGTACCTTCAAATGCGTCTTGTTCTTTTTGTAGTTCTTTTGGTACATCTAAAAATATAACAAATGAATAATCACCGCCATGAGTATGCACAGGATTAAAGTCACCAGGTTTCATAAAGTTTACCCATAAATCGTGAGCATTTAGTTCACAGTTATAGTTAGGAAGACCTATCCAATTAGACCAACCTTCTCTATATGCCTGAAAAATAAAATGTGATTCTTGATAAAACCATTTTGTAGTTTTATCATTATATTTTAATTGTGTATGTAGGTGGCCAGCTAAACTTTTATGATAACTTTTTAAATCTTTTTTGCCGTCTTTTAGTAATCTTTTTCTAATGTCTTCAGGTATAACTGTTCTCATAACATAAGGACCAAATGGCATATTACCGTATTTTAATGTTCTATTCACTTGCTTCTCCATATAAATCTCTGGCAAAATCTTTTAGTTTTGTTTTATCTAAGTCGCCAGTTTCGGCTTGTTCAATATAGTTACCTAAAAAGGTAAGTGTATCTTCGCCTTGTTCTAGTATATCGCTTCTAACAGTAGAGGCAACATCAATTGGGTCTTCTATTATTTGTAAGTCATAAACATTTATGGTATTATAAAATTTTTCAATTAAATTATTGTACATATCTTCATCTGTTTTATTAGATACAAATATCTTTACATATGAATTATTAAATGTTGATAGGTCTTTATTAGTGTAGTCTTCATCTTTATCATTATAATAAAACTTTTTATACATTCTATAAGGATTTGGTACTCTTTCAAGTTCTCTAGTTTGTGTATCAAATATATGAAAACCTTTAGGACATTTATAGTCTGACCATGTAATTTCGTATTGTGTGCCTAGATAATAGATACGACCATCATCTGATTTTTTGTGAAAGTGACCTGATATTACCTTTTCAAATTTTGTAAATTGAGATTTTTCTAAACCTTGTTCATTAAAATGGCCTTTGTGCATTTCAAATCCTTTAATTTCCAAATGACCCATGGCAATGACAGAGGTAGAATTATCAATAGCGTATATAGAATCAGAATGGTTATCATCACAAATCCAAGGCAAGAAAAGTATATCAAGGCCGTCAAAGTTAACATCAATTGGTCTAGTATAGATTTTAGCGCCTTTGCTAATGTTAAGATTTTGTAAGGCATTAACATCATTTGTATTTTTAAAATATGTATCATGGTTACCTATTAATATATGTGTATCTATATTATAATCTTCTAGTTTATTCCAGAAAATTTTTTTAAAGTTATGTGCTGTATTGTGGTTTATAAACTTTCGTCTGTCAACAACATCACCTAAATGTATCAATGTTTTTATATTATGTTCTTCCAAATAAGGAAAGAAAACATCATTATAAAACTTATTTTGATACTCTATAAATGCAGGCGAATCGTTACGACAACCAAAGTGTGTGTCATTTAGTAACGCTATCTTCATTAATAAAATACTCTAAAGTTGATTTGGTTTTTTTCTTCTTTTCTTTTTTCTTCTTTTTTGCTGGTTCGTCTATGACGGTATTCTTTTGTAAAAATTCTGTAAATTGATTTTTAAATTCTCTGTCTTCACCAGGTTGTAGTGATAGGTCATCATAATTAGCTTCCATTATAAGTTTTTGTTTAATAGTTACTTGTTTCTTTTCTTTTTGTATTCTTCTAACAAAAGCGTAATAGATTATTTGAGTAAAGTAAGCAAAAGGATTATTTGATTTTTCAGGATTAAAATTATCCAAATACTGTAAACAGTTCTCAATACCATCACTAATCATATCATCTCTAAAAGTATAATTAATAAAGTTTGGTCTATATGATAAGTGGTTTGCAATTTTTAAAAAACAACTACCAATGTAATCTGTAACAGGTGGTCTTTCTCGCTTTTCTCGTTTTGCCTTTCTGATTGATTTTCTATACTCAATCATGGCAGCCAGAAACTCCTTATTATTTACATAATGTTCTTTTTGTGTTTTTTTATTCATACTTGCCATAATACACTATCCTATTCTAAATGTCAATGTTGGGTTGTATTAAAATTAATTTTCATCCACGCTTGACTCTTGCCAAAAAATGGATATAATATAGGTGTCCGCCTTTGAGGAAAGCTCCTATACCTAATATTACTTTTAATGGATTGTTGGTTCTTCGTCTTCGAGTTCATTAAATATTTCATTTATCTTTTCATTATCTTTATCACTAAGTCTTTCTCTGTTAAATTTGACTTCTTCTTCACGCTGTAAATTCTTATCAATTAAATGATAATCTTTTATAATATGTACATATGACTTTTGCATTTCGGAAGAGGCATTTGTAATAGTCATTATTTTGTCTTTTGGTATTGTAACTATTGTATCGCCAGTATAGGCCGCCCATTTAATTAATGCTACATAGTCTTTAAAGCCGCCGGGTGTAAGTTGTGGAATATATTTGATTTGTAAAGGTCTTTCAATTCTTAGTAATGCGTGTTTGTCTGGTAACTGCTCTTTTGGAAAAGCACAAACAATATCATCACCGTTTTCTAATTTAACTATTTTTATTGCTGACATTTGTTAACTCCACATTATGGATTTCATAATCAAATTCTTCTTCATTGTAAATATTTATCCTTTCTCTAAAGTGTGCTAGAGTATAATTTTCTTTTTCCTTATATGTTAAATCATCTGCAATATCATATAAAGTTGCATTTGATTTATTATCTTTTAATCTTAATCCTCTACCTATACTTTGTAAATTTCTTATGCGAGATTTAGAAGGACTAGCAAAAATAATGTTATGCAAATTCCGTATATTAATGCCTGTACTGAAAGTCCCGAAGGAAGCAACAATGATTGCATTGTCCGACTTTTCGGTGACCTCTCTAATTCGTTCTCTGTCCTCTGTTTCAACCCCTCCATAAACATAAAAAACTTGTTTATCATCTGATTTATCCTTTATTTGTTGATGTAAATTTTTACCGTGTTTTTCAACATATTGAAATAAACACAAAGTATTGCCTTGTAATTTAGACGCCAAATTTACAATAAATTTATTTCTTTTTTCATGTGATACCAAAAAGTCCATTTCTTCCTGGTAGTTTAGACCATTTACAAACTGCCTACTGCCATTATCATAACCTAATATCAAAGCGTAAATT